AGTATCACGGAGTTTCCAAAGATGCTTTCCCTTCGCCCAATGGTCATTGATGAAAATAATGTGGTGCTTGGTGGCAATATGAGGCTCAGGGCTTTACAAGAACTTGGATTTAATGACATTGACGAGGCATGGGTAAAGCGAAGCAGCGATTTAACTGAGGAAGAAAAGAAGCGATTTATTATTGCGGACAATGTGGCTTTCGGTGAATGGGACTGGGACACATTGGCGAACGATTGGGAGGTTGTAGACTTAGAAGCATGGGGCTTAGATATACCGCAGTTTGACGAAAGAGGCGAAATTGACTACTCAGATAAAAATAAAGAAGTTGACATTGAAGACCTTGAAGGATTAATGACAATAAACCTAAAATATACCGAGGAAGATTATTGGAAGGTAAAGGAACAATTATCTAAAGTAGCACAAACACCAGAACAAGCGGTTTGGAAACTTTTAAAGAATGAATGAATTTAGTTTTAAAAATATTGATAACTTTGATAATCATATTTCAAAATCTATTCGAGGGTTTGATTTATTAGATGACATTATCTGTAATATTTCATCGTTTTTTGCTAAAAATAATAGCAATATAATTGACTTAGGTTGTACGTCTGGAAGGTTAATAAATAAATTAGCTGATTTATACCCTCAATCAAATTGCATCGGATTTGATTTAATAGACAATAATTTTATAAAAGGAAAAGCAGATTTAGTAAAATTAGATATTACAGACAAAGATTTTAATTTAAAAAAATCTAATTTGATTTTATCGGTATTTACAATGCAATTTCTATCATTTGAGGATAGAGAAATTATTTTTAAAAAGATATATAACGGATTAGAAAAAAACGGTGCTTTTATAATTTGCGAAAAGGAAATAGCAAAAGACGGAATGATTCAAGAAATATTTACTTTTTCAAATTACGATTATAAGAAAAATCAATTTAGTCCAAATGAAATTTTAAGCAAAGAAATTGATTTAAGAAAACTAATGAACCCTTTATCGGAGGGAGAAAATTATAAAATATTGAATAAATTAGGATTTAGAAATGTTACTTTATTTTTTCAATCTTTAAACTTTAAAGGCTTCTTATGTATAAAGTAACTAAAAATATATTTCCCTTAGAATGGAAATTAACCGACGAATTAAAAGTTCCTTATCACGGTAAAAGGGTATTTGGCACATTTGTTTGTGGTGGCGGTTCAACCATGGGTTATAAGTTAGCTGGATTCGAACACTTAGGAGGTGTTGAATTTACCGAGCATTACTCGAAAGTTTATAAATCAAATCATAAACCTAAATATTTTTATGAGGAGGATATAAGGAAATTTAACGAAAGAAATGATTTGCCTAAAGAATTATTTGACCTTGATTTATTAGACGGCTCACCTCCTTGCGCAGCATTTTCAACGTCTGGAGCAAGGGAAAAACTTTGGGGCAAAGAATCGGAATACGAGGGAATAAGTCAAGTAAAAGACGATTTAGTATATATTTATTGCGATACTATTGAAAAGCTAAAACCAAAAGTTTTTATTCTTGAAAATGTTTCGGGATTAATGAAAGGCAATGCTAAATCATATTTAAAAAATGTAATTAACAGACTGTCAAAAAATTACAATGTTCAAACCTTTTTACTTTACGCCGCATCAATGGGTATTCCTCAAATAAGAAATAGGGTTTTTGTCATTGGATTAAGAAAGGATATTGATTTGCCTAAATTAAAATTAGATTTTGAATGTGAGCAAGTTGGATTCGGTGTTACAAAAAAATATTGGAATAATGGTGGCGAATCAATAGAAAGATTTGCAATCGGAAAAGAATTTGACAATGTTAAGATTGGTGGCAGTTCGGATAAATATTTTAATTTAATTAAACCAAATCCAACTAAACCCTGCTTTACTATTACTGAAATGAGTTCTCAGATAGGTGCGGCTTCAGTTGTTCACCCTTATCAAAAAAGAAAATTAAATACAGACGAGGTTAGGATGCTATGCACTTTCCCCTTAGATTATAATTACTTAGATATTAATCCAACATCAATAATGGGAAGGTCTGTTTTACCCGTAATGATGGCAAATATATCAAATCAAATATATTTACAATGGTTAAGCAAAACCGCGTAAAAACCCCGTAAAATGAGAGAAGGAAGAAACGGAGGCAAATTAAAAGAAGGTGGAAGTAATGGAGGCGGACGCCCTAAGAAACTCCCAGCCCTTGACTTGATTATGGCAAATGTCATGGGACAGGAAAAGGACGGTATAACGGCAGCCGAAGCCATTATCATGAAGCTAAGGGAACAGGCGGCAAAAGGTGACATTAAGGCGGCTCAGTTGCTCCTTGACCGTGCCTATGGGAAAAGCAAACAGAACATTGACATAACGACGCAAGGGGAAAAGGTGACCGTGCCAACGATAATATTTACAAAGGATGCAGATAAAGGTTAGTGAAAAGTACGAAGCCCTTTGGCAACCGAAAACCCGTTACTTCTTAATTACTGGTGGACGTGGTTCGGCAAAGTCATTTACCGTGGGGCTTTGGGCTTGTAATATGCTTTTAGCTAACAAAGGTTGGAAGATACTTTTTACACGTTATACTTTATCATCTGCTAACATTTCCGTTATTCCTGAGTTCCGTGAAAAAATTGATTTGCTTGGCGTCGGTGATGAATTTCAAATGACGAACGCGCAAATAAGCCACAAAGCAACAGGCAGTGAAATAATTTTCTCAGGCATCAAAACAAGTTCTGGAAACCAGACGGCAAAGTTAAAATCAATACCAGCGTTGAACGTGTTTATAGTTGATGAGGCTGAAGAATTTGTAAGCGAAAAGGACTTTGATACAATAGATGAATCAATTAGGATGCCTGACACCCCAAACATTGTAATACTTGTCATGAACCCTCAAGATGTAGAACATTGGATTTGGAAGCGGTGGTTTGAAAAATCCCATCGCATAGAAACGATTGACGCGCAAATGATACCTATTAGCACACACCCCGATATAACGCACATACATACAACGTACTTTGATAATTACCACAACCTAAGCAAAGACTACATAGCAAAGATTGAAGCCATTAAAACGAAGTCACCTGAGGCATACGCTCATAGGTTCTTAGGTAAATGGCTGGATAGGAAACAAGGGGTAATATTTGACAACTGGGTTGAGGGTGAGTTCGATATTAGCCTACCTTTTGGTTACGGCTTAGACTTTGGATTCTACCCCGACCCGTTGGCACTTGTCAAGGTAGCGGTTGACAAAGGGTCAAAGAAAATATACGTTGAGGAAATTATTTATAAACAATCGCTTTCTTATGAGGCAGTCATTGAACAAATGAATCATTATGTTAGTCCCAACGCTTTGATAATTGCGGACACCAGCGAACCACGGTTGATTGAGGCTTTACAGCAACGTGGTTTAAATGTGCAAAAGGCAGACAAAGGGGCTGGGTCAATCGTGGAGGGGATAAAGAAAATGTTGGATTATCAAATCATTGTAACCCCTGAGTCGTATAATTTAAAGCATGAGTTAAGGAATTACATTTGGAACGACCGCAAATCTTCCACGCCCTTAGACGCCGATAACCACGGGTGCGATTCCCTTAGATATATATTTTCTCGATTGGCTCAGGGCAGCGATTTACTTGCATTTAATTAAAATAAAGAAACATGACAGATAAAGAAAAGGCATTAATAATCATTGACTTAATCGAAAAGATTACGCAAGAAATCATTGATAAGCCAATGCAACGCAAAAGATTATTACAAATGCGAGGTCACCTTGAAAAAGCCGTTAAGCTAACAGGGAACGGAATTAAACGGGAATGGTCACGACCGCCCAGCCTTCCGATTGTTAGTCATGCCAAAGCCGAACCGATTCCTTTTATACCTACAACAACCGAAACCAATGGCGATTTATTGGCTGATAACATTCCCGTAGTAACCAAAAAAGCAAGAAGAAGATAATGGTAATATTTAACATAGGTAATAAGCAAATCAAGTATAATTATCCCGAAACAGCTGAGGATATAACATTGGAACAATACATCTACTTTGCCAAGTTCCTTTTGCCTGAGCATCCTAAAACAGAACTTGAAGCCATTCAATATATGAATGATAGGGACGCGCTTTATAAAAAAATATTACCGTATGCAAAGAAGTTAAAGGTTAAGGTAACAGGCTTTGAACAACTGTATGTTATTTTGAAACTTGAATACACATTAGAACGGGAAGAGGTAAAGGACAATGTTCGTCGTTTCCTACCGCCTTTGATTAGCCAATGGCGAAGCAATGACGAGCAATTAACCCAACGTCTTGAAATTATGGACGAAGTCTGGGAGGCAAAAGAAAGATACCCATACATGGCAAAGGTGGTAAACTACTTTACAGGCATTCCCCTTGAAGCTTGCTTTGGCAAGGTGGCAGATAGCTTGGAGTTAAAATACCTTGTTTACATTTACGGTAAGATAATGAACGCCATCAATACACCAGCCGAAACAAAGTATAAGCAACTGTACGATTTTAACGGCAAGGTTTACACCCTTCCAGAAAGGTTGATGGAAAAGTCAACGCTGCTTGAATTTACAATGGCGGCTCAGTACGACAAGGCGATGAATCAAGTGAAAAACGGTGACTCTGAGGGCTTGCTAAACATCATGGCGGTATTATTAAAACCATTGGGCGAAGATTATAGCGATGAACTCTTTGAACAAAACAAGGTAGACTTTTTACAAATGTCCTTGCAGACATCTTATGAGGTTGCTTTTTTTTTGACCAAGTTAAGCGAGAGATTTACCTTAGATTTGCAGACCTCTATGCTTCAAAGGGCGATGGAAAATCTCAATTAGCAAGTGAAAGGCTCAATGAAAAATACGGTTGGTATCTGACAATTAAGAAAGTAGCGGAGTCTGGATTGTTTAATTTAACAGGATTTACACCGATGGAATCAGCAGAAAAAGCAAAATTATACCAAGTGTTCCAATACCTTGCAAGCAAAGCGGCAGAAGAAAAGGTAATCGATGATATATCTAAAAGCAAAAAATGAGTTTAGTTCAATTAGCAAATATATTCGAA